CTGTAGATAGTGCTACTACTCTTTCTCTTGTCGATGTTTCAAACTCTAACTCTGATACTTTTCCAGACGGAAACGAGTTATATGAAATATATAGAGCTGTACTTTTTCAAAACGTAGCTGCTGGTTCTCTGTTACCAATATCTGTTGATAGAGTATTTACTCTTGGCACTACAACAACTGATATAATTTTACTATACTAGCATGCCAATACTTAAACTAAATGCTAGGTTAATATATTTACCTAAAGTCGAATACCCTGCAATATTAGGTGGTTTAATAACTTGTGACGTAACTGGCACTAGATGTGATACAATTGCATTTACTGCAGATAATCAAGTTTCATAAATAAATAACAAATGGCTAAACAAACAGTAAACATAGGAACTGCCGCTAATGACGGCACTGGAGATCCGTTAAGAGATGGTTTTGATAAAATAAACGATAATTTTTCAGAGCTATACAGTGCTTTTACAGCATCATCAGCTACATACCAACCAACGTCTACAGGCGCAATGACTTTTACAAGCGTTGGTTTTAATATAGCTTCTGGAAGTGGTGGTGAAGTTGACATAACGACAACTGGCACGTTTGATGTTAATGTTGGTTCTGTTGATATTGATTCTACAGCTGGCATTACAATAGATGCTACGACTATATCTGTTGATGGCACTGATGATGCAAATATTACAATAACAGGCTCAGGTAAAGATCTAAGCGTTGGAGTTGCTGGCGGTGGATCTCAAGTTCTTACACTTTCATCTGCCGGTACTGGAACAAATGCGATTGATGTTAACGCAACAGGAGGTGGTATTGACGTCGATGCTTCAGGTGCTATTGCTGTTGATTCATCATCTACTATTACATTAACAGGCGCTGGTGTTTTATTAGCTGGCGGCTCATCAGAGATTGACGTAACAACATCAGGTGCTTTTGACGTAAACGTTGGTTCTGTTGATTTAGATTCAACTGCTGGTGTAGCTATAGACGGTACAACTTTATCTATAGACGGTACTGATGACTCAAATATTACAGTAACTGGTTCTGCAAAAGACTTAGACATTGCTGTAGCTGGCGGAGGAACTCAAGAGCTTAGATTAACTTCTGCAGGTACAGGTGCTAGTGCGATGCATTTAAATGCTTCTGCTGGTGGTATTAATATTGATTCTGCAAACGCAATTGATATTGATGCAAGTGGTGCAATAACAATAACTGGTGCTGGAGTTGCGCTAGATGGTGGTTCTTCTGAAGTAGATATAACAACTACAGGTACACTAGATGTAAATACTAATGCATTAGATATGGATCTTACAGATTCTTCAGCAATAACAATAACATCTAGTGAAGCTGCAGAAGATTTAACAATAGAGCAAGTTGGTGCTAATGATTCATCAGTTATTATTCAAGCAGCTGGTACAGGCAGTGATGCTATAAAATTAAACTCTACTGCTGGTAGTATTGATATAGATTCAGCTGACAATATTACTATTGATGCTGCAGATGATATAAACTTACAAACTACATCTGCCGATGGCTTGCTAACACTTCACTCAGCGCATACTGCTGGTCAATCTATATTGATTGACGCAAACGCTAACGCTGGATCTATTCTTGATATAGATGCTGGTATATTAGATATTGACGTTCAGGGTGCAATTACAATAAACGGTGGTGGTATTACTATAGGTCAAAACAATCAAGCTTTAACTCTTGCTGGCATACCATTTTATAATGGTGATGGATTATCTAACAGTTCTATTTATACTCATGACGTTTCTGGGACAGATGGCTCTGCTGATAGAAATACAGCTTATGGTATTAGAGCTATGCGTTCAATTACTACAGGTGATGGTAACACAGCTATAGGTTATGACGCTGGTACTTCTCTTACTTCAGGTAGTGACAATGTAGCTATAGGTAGCTATGCTCTTGCAAATGAAGATGGAGATAGTGCAGCTATTGCTATAGGTTATAAAGCTTTAAATTCTGTAAACGGTTTACAAACTAGAAACTTAGCAATTGGCTATGAAGCAGGTAAGTCACTAAGTGGTAGCAGTGCAGCTGATTACTTTAACGTACTTATTGGTTACAACGCAGGTAAAACTTTAAATAGTGGTAACACTGGAGCAAGTAATAGTAACACGATGGTTGGTTATAACGTTTTTGAAGATGCCACCTCAGGTTCAAATAATACTGGCATGGGTAGAAACGCGCTTGCTAACGCTACAAGCGCTAACCATAACACCGCTGTTGGTTCATTAGCTTTAGATGCTGTAACAACAGGTGGTAAAAATACAGCTGTTGGTTCAAAAGCTTTATCAGCTCTTACTCAATCAAGTGATGGAAATTGTGTTGCTGTTGGTTATCAAGCTGGTTTAAGTTTGACTTCAGGTGATGATAATACACTTATAGGTAGTGAATCTGGTGACGCTCTTACAACTGGTAATCTTAATACAGCTGTAGGATATCAAAGTTTAACAGCTGAAACTTTAGGTGATAGAAATATATCGATTGGTGCATTTTCTCTCCAAAGTCAAAATAATTCTTCATCTAGTGTAGACGTTTATAATGTAGCTGTAGGTTATCATGCTGGTAGCAATATATCAACAGGTGCTAAAAACACTATAGTAGGAGGACAAGCAGCTGGACAACTTGAAAGTGGAGGTTTTAATACTATTATTGGATATAGTGCTGATGCTGACGCTGATGATGATGCTAACTCTACAATTATTGGTTACAACGCAGCAGGAAATGGTAGTAATACAGTTACTTTAGGAAATGGCAGTATTAGCGGTTTACATTGTGCGCAAACCTCAATATCTTCTTTGTCTGATAAAAGAGATAAAAAAGACATTGTAGACTCTACATATGGATTAAATATTATTGATCAGCTTAAACCAGTAACTTTTACTTGGGACACTAGAGATGGAGCTAAAAAAGATATTTTAGATTTAGGTTTTATAGCACAAGACTTACAAGATGTAGATGATGAATACTTGAAATTAGTTGTATCTACTAATCCAGAAAAACTTCAAGCAACTCAAGGTAGATTAATACCAGTGCTTGTAAAAGCAATACAAGAGCTTAAAGCTGAAATTGAATTATTAAAAAATAAATAAATTATGGATCATAATAGTGATATTGCGTACACACAAGCTATGGCAGATATAGATGTTGCTGGGGTAGATGGTGTTATTAAAACAGCCGAAGATGTTTTAGCTATAGCTGAAGCTGATAGAGATAATGATCAAAATATTGATTTAGATCAAGCTATACAACATATACAAACAAAGATGGCAGAAACACTTTTTGTAGAAACATTATCAACAACTCAAGCGAATCGTATAGCTGCTTTAAGTTTGTAAAATGTATTTAAACGTAAAAAAAATAACTAAATATATAAAAATTACACCTGCTTATAGAGAAACTAACAGTATTAATGCTAGTAATTTTTTATATAAAATTAAAAATATATTTAAATAATAAAAATGCCTAAAAAAAAAGATCCAAGACTTGCGAAAGCTGGTGTTAGTGGTTATAATAAACCAAAAAGAACACCAAGTCATAAAACTAAATCTCATATAGTTGTAGCTAAAGAAGGTAATAAAATAAAAACTATAAGATTTGGTCAACAAGGTAAAAAAGTTGGTACATTAAAAGGTACAGCTGGAGCCGCTAAAAAAGGTGAGTCTGCTCGTATGAAAGCTAAACGTAAAAGCTTTAAAGCTAGACACGCAAAAAACATAGCTAAAGGCAAAATGTCTGCAGCATACTGGGCAGATAAAGTAAAATGGTAATGCAATGAGTAAGAAAAAGTTAAAAGATACGAAAGTAGGTCAATTTTTATCATCAGTAGCCCCTAATATTTTAGGTAAAGTAGGTGATGTATTACCAGACTCAGGAGTGCTCGGAGTTGTTAAAAACTTAATATCAAAAGATGAAGCACTACCTGTTGAAGATAAAGAAAAAGCATTAAAACTTTTAGAACAAGATATGGTTGAAATGCAAGAGATAAGTAAGCGTTGGGCTAGCGATATGCAGTCCGACTCTTGGCTTTCAAAAAATACAAGACCTTTAACACTTATATTTTTAACAGTGTCTATGGTTTTGTTGGTGTTATTAGACAGCTTTGAAATAAACTTTGAAGTTGATAGTGGTTGGGTTGATTTACTTAAATCACTTCTTATAACAGTCTACGTCGCTTATTTTGGTTCTCGCGGCGCAGAAAAATTTAAATCAATTAGCAAATAATAAAATTAAATGTAATGAGTAATAAAATCGACAAAAAAGAGTTAGAACAATTAAACAATGAGCAAAACGCTAAAAACAAACTATTGTTTGATATAGGCGTTGCCGAAGCACAAAAGCATGATCTGCTACATGGGCTTTATCAAGTTATGACTCAAATTAAACAAACTTCAGAAACGCTTGAAGATAAATATGGCAAGATTAGTGTTAGTCTTGAAGACGGTAGTTATGTTTTATCTGAAGAAAAAGAAGAAACTAATACTGAAGAAAAAGAAGATTAATAATCATGTCTAAGTTGATTAGAAAAATTAGTATAGGTGCTGATTATAAAAACGAAGCAATGCATTACTCCGTAGGCCAAAACGTCTACGGAGGGCATTGTATATCTAATATATTATTTGACGAAAAAGATAATTCTTATAATATATATATTAAAAAAGATAATGAAACTCTACCTTGGAAAAAGTTTAATTCAAACATGGCTATTTCAATAGAGTATGATTTACAGTACTAATGCAAAGTTTATTTAACTTTATAATAAAACCTAAAGATAAAAGATATACAAACGAAGTAAATATAGGTGATAAAAAATTAATAATAAACACATCTATAGAAGATCATAAGTTTGTAAGTAGAAACGGT